CGCGCTGCAATAGAATCTGCTTGGTATGAAGTGCTGAAGTCATGATGCGCTCCTTGTAAAAATGTCACCGCGAAACGGCGATACTATACCTCTTTTACCCACGTGCTGAAGTCCTGCGCTACCCGGTAGAGTTTCGGGTCAACGTCATCCTCGAAAAATTCCGCATCGTTCACGAGCCACGCGTTGAGCGTCGTGGACGCCTCCACCACGCGCTTTATCTCCATCGCAAGCTCGCGCGCGGCCTTGCGGGTCGCGGCCCACGAGTCCACCTGCAATAGCGGATTATCGATCCCGCCCCCGGCATCGAATGAGTTCACACGGACATTCGATACCCGTTGAAACGTGATTGCCGGCAGGGTCGGCTTTTGCGGTAACACCAGCGGATAGATTCGCGTGCCTACGTGCGTCGTGACGGCGGCATCGCCCTCGAGCGCGCTGATCAGCAGCGTTTCAGCGGTCGTGGTCATGTGTCGAAAACGAAGATGTGATCATTGCGTATCCGCTCCACTTCCCGCGCGCCCCAACTTTCGAGCAATTGTAGCGCAGCACCGGGCTTGCAGCCAAAGCGTCCGCCGAAGTCCTTATCCTCGATGATAATCGCGGGCTTGCAGCGTAGGATAGTCGTTTTTGATCCCATCAGCGCGAAAAGTTCATAGCCCTCGACGTCCAGCTTGAGGAAATCCAGATCGTCGATCTCAAAGTCGTCGAGGCGATCCACCTCGATCTGCCTGCCCGCGCCAAGGTGTCGGGCACCCGTATTCCCCGGCCGCGCCGGGTCGTCGCCTATGCCTGCCCGCCCCGCGACCGCCCCGAGAGCCGCCCGCATGGGCACTACGTTTGCGAACCCGGCGAGGTTCGCGACGAGGCAATCGAAGGTGTCCGGCGCCGGTTCGAAGGCCATCACGGTGGCGAACCGGGCGGCCATCGCGACCGACCACGTGCCGATATGCGCGCCGCCGTCAACCGCCGTGCGCCAACGATGGCAACGCTCGAGCGCGCGCTCGAGCTTGTCGATCTCGAAGCCTCGTGCGGTCAGATGCGGTGCGAAATAGGTGTCCGCTTCCGGCAATGCCCATGTGCCCACGGCGCGCGCGGTCACGGCGCAGCCCGCCAGTAGGGCACGTCCCGATTCGCGACCACCTCAACGCTCGGCGTGCGCCCGGCGTCCTTGCGCGGTCCTTTCATGTGGTCAAGATAGCGCCCGAGTTCGCTATTGACGAATGGATGCCGCCGCTGTCCTACCGCATAGGGAATCTGATGCGCCGGCACGTTCTGCCTTTTCCGCAGCCAGTCGAACACGTAGGAATCATGCCACTCCGGCACTTCGGAGAACACGCGATCCGAGAGATACAGGTCGGCAAACTCGTTTATGAACGGCATCGTTGCCGGGTGATCGAGGTTGTATCCGACAAAGCCGCATTCGCTCGGATACTCGCCGCGGTCGAGATAGGAGAGCGCCACGCCGTCCGGGAGCATGCGCTCCGGCAGGTTTGCGGGCACCGGCGCGAACGTCACGCAGTCCGCATCGATCCACAGCAGGCGCCCGGTCGGTTGCACGCTCGCCGCCTGCTGGATTGCGAAAACCTTGTGCGCGAATCGGAAGGCGTCATATCGCCAGTTTTGACCGCTCGCGAGAGCCTTCGCCGGCCACAATTGACCGCGTTCCTGCACGCGCCCGTGCGCGCGAGGGTCGTCTTTGTGCCGCTCGAAATAGGATCGGTAGCCCTCGCGCCACAAAAGATCATAAACGCCGAATGGTTGCTCATTTTCGACGACCGCGCCGAAGTCCTCGGTATAAACTTGCAGCGATACCTCTCGCGGCCAATGCTCACAGAAAGTCTCCGCGAATCGTCGCCCATACTTTCCCCATCCCGCCGCGCTGCAACTGGTTACAACCGCCGTCATGCTCATTGATCGATGCCCTCCATGCGCTCCGGTTTGGAAAACTCGCCCACGTTTTGATAGTGCAGCACGCGGTCGCGTTCGTCGAACCACTCGGCGGCGAATTCACAGAAACGATATTTTTTGAAGCACGGCGTGCCAAGCGTGAAGTGCACGAGCTTCGCCTGCGGATTCGGCTCGTATTCGCCGACAAGGTGATTCCACTCGCGCGGCAGTTCACTGATTTGATCATAGGATAGCCAGCGGAATTGATGCAGGTCTAATCCGCTCGCCGTGTTCACGTAATCCGGCGTCAGCGCGCGGCATCGCGCATTGTTGAACAGCATTACGCTTGACCAGTTCTTGCGTTCGTATCGCGCCTGATCGTGCCCGAGAAACTTGTCGCCATCCCTCGCTGTATATCGATGCTTGACCACGGCAACGGCGCATTCGTTCGGCAGAGCATCCCATAGTTCGCGGATGTCGGAGCGCGCCAGCACGTCGCAATCCATGAAGATCGCGCGGCCCTCGAATCCGCACAGCCACGGCACCAAGAATCGCGAGAATGCGAAGTCCGTTGATTGCTTCGCGTCCCGCGCGCGCGTGATCGGCAATTGATCGAGCATCAACGGCGTGATGGATACCGGCTCGCTGGCGTGCCGCATGATCGAATGCGCCGCGACGTGATAGGCGATTGTTTCCTGCGAGTCGTAGCCGATCATCACGCGGATCATCTTGGCGCGAACACCCAGTACGGTTTAAGACGCGAGGCGACGCGATAACCCGTGCGCTCCATGAAATGGAAAATGTCATCGGGCGTCGCACCGTAGTCGGCCTGCACGGGCTTGATCACCACCGTGATCACCGGGCGATGCGTGGAGATGGTTTGCTCTGCACCGAGCAGCACCTGGTATTCCATACCATTCACGTGCACTTTGAGATAGTCGATGTCTGGCAGTTCCATCATTCCGTGCATATCATCGAGCGGCCGCTGCTCGACGCTATCGCCGTCAATCAGGCGCGCGCTGATCGGCCCCTTGTGCGTTGTGATTCCGGCTTGGCCGCGGACCTGTCCCAGCGCGCACTGCACCACCGTCGCGTTCGGATGTGCCGCCAGGTTTGCCCGCAGGCACTCCGCGGTCTCCGGGCGCGGCTCGAACGCGACCACGCGCTCGAAGCGTTTGGCCAGCTCGCGGCTCCATTCGCCGACGTGCGCGCCGCACTCGACCGCGCCGCGCCACGTGGTCACGTGCTTCATCGCATCAAAAAAACGGTCAGCATGGTAGAACTCTTCTCCGGCGAGCCGTTCGGCAAGATGCTTCGTGATGTATTCGCCCGCCGGATACCATAGACCGAGGTGCTGAAAGTCGCCCGGACTCGCAATCCATTTTCCGCGCAGCCGTCGCATCAATCGCCCCCGCGAAATGTGAGAACAACTTCCGCGCCATTTGCCGCGCGGATTGACCAGTGCTTGAAGGTTTCGTAACCGCCGCCTGGTATCGGCTTTGCGATGTCGTAAGTGCCCGCGACCACGCCGCCCGTCAACGCGCAGGCGTGCTCAATCCACCACGATTCAGACCGGCAGGTCAGATGACAGTTGCGCCCGTCCGGCAAAAACTTCCGCGACGGCTGCGTGTAGATGCAGAAAAATGCGAACTTCGCGCCGTAAGCAAGAGCTTCTGCGAATACCGCATCAACGCTATCGGGCGGCACGTGCTCCATCACATCGGTGCAAATCATACCGTCGAACCGCCCCGCGGGCTTTTGATGGATCCCCGCCACGCCGGGGTCGTAGAGCGTCGGGGTTAGCCCGCCCCACGCCGCCTGCACGTTCCACTCGGTGTAGGGCGCGCCTTTGCCGCAGCCGTAGTCGATCAGGCTCGCGGGCTTGTGCTTCGCAACGAGGTCTTGAATCGCCTCGATATGCCCCTTGATTGAACTGCCGCGGAACATCTTCGCGGATTCATGCATCGCGCGATACTGCGCGATCACGCACTCGGCGTCCGGCAGTCCAGCCCACTTCTGCAACCCCGCTTTCATCGTGTTCGGCGCGGTTATTTCCCATGCCGTTCCATCAGTCAATTCTGCAATATTGAATTGGCAATAGGCCAAGTCGCACAACCATTGCAGCCGCTGCGCGTCGGTTGGGAATTCCGGCGAAAAGTCGCCAATCCGCACGAATCGCAATGCCTCGATTTTCTTTCCAGCAACCGGCTCCGCTGCGCATGCGCCTCGCGAGAGCACGATCACCGGCACCCCGCCGATGATTGCCTCGACCGCGGCATTGCTGCCGTGCGTGATAAGCGCCGCGCAATCCGGCAGGAGTTTTCCGAGCTTCACATCCGG